AACAACTACAGGACGTGGAATAGGCGTATATTTTAGTTTAGGTGCTGGTTCAAATTATGTGGCGACTGCGGGAACATGGGTTGCCGCGCAAGCATTTGCGTCAACAGGCTCCGTATCCGTAGTTGGCACATCCGGCGCAACCTTCTACATCACAGGCGTACAGCTTGAAGTTGGCTCTGTTGCTACGCCATTTGAACGGCGGCTGTATGGGCAGGAGTTGATGCTGTGCCAGCGGTATCTGCCAGCGTTTTCTGGTAACAATGTGTGGTTTCCTTGGGCCACAGCTTCATCGACTACCGCGGGATACTTTACGGTAATTTATCCGGTTCAAACAAGAGTTGCGCCAACTGGGTTAGTATACTCCAGCCTTTCTCATTTTAATGCTACAGATATTGTTGGATTAAACTCAGTTACAACTGCTATTACGTTTAACACATCATCTAATATGTCAGGTATTCATATATGGCAAGTTACTAGTGGTGCAACAACTGGAAGAACATCTACGCTTTACTCTGTAAATAATTCTGCATTAATTTACTTTACAGGATGTGAACTATGATCAAACTTTTCCTAACCATTGAACAAGTAAACGCAATCTTCGCAACAGGGGCAAAACAATGACCATCACATATACTTGGCAAATTTTGCAGATGGAATGCTACCCTAACTACAATGAACAGACAGACGTTGTGTTCACCGTCCATTGGGTACTGAATGGCACTGATGGCAATGGTCATTCTGGCTCGGTCTATGGCACGGTTAATGTAACATATGCCGCTGGCACACCGTTTACGCCTTACGCAAGCCTTACCGAAGAACAGGTGCAGGGTTGGGTTGTCGAAACCCTTGGACCCGAACAGGTTGCCGCCTATGAGGCCAACATTGACAACCAGATTGAACAACAGGTATCACCTACAGTTGTAAATCTACCGCCACCGTGGGCGGCTTAACTTAAAGGAAAACCAATGAAAATCGAACTTTCCCTAACTGTTGAACAAATCAATTTGATCCTTAACGCGTTGGGCCAACGCCCATATGTGGAAGTCATGGATTTGGTAGAACGCATCAAATTGGATGCCCAAAAACAGTTGTCTTCTCCCCCGGTGGATGTGACGCCGCAAATTATCGAGGAATAACATGGATTGGCAGCATGTCATTGATTTAGCGGGTGGTGCAATGCTAGCCATGCTGGGCTGGTTTTGCCGCCAACTGTGGGATGCCGTTACGGAACTTCGTCGGGACGTTCATGCATTGGAGATTAGTCTTCCAATCTATTACGTCCGTAAAGACGAGTTTTCGGATAGCATGAAAGACATCAAGGCCATGCTTGAAAAGATTTTTGACAAACTTGACGGGAAAGCCGACAAGTAAGGGGTAACCAATGGCTATCGATTACATTTGGGGGTTTTCCAACATCAAATCTGCCCCGGATTTTGAAAATCTCCCGAATGTCATTCTTTCGGTTAACTGGTCGTTGACTGCGCAAGATGGCCCGTTGATTGCGTCTATGTCGGGCGTATCCGTGTTTGACCCACCCACATCACAGGACTTTATCCCGTTTGATCAAGTAGACCCCGCCATTATGGAGCAATGGGTTATTGCAACAATCGGGGCGGATCAAGTGCAAACGTACAAAGATTTGCTTGCCGCTAGAATATACGCGCAACGAAATCCTATCAATACGGCACTACCGCCAGCCTTTAAAATAGGGTAAATTGGGTAAAATTAACCGGAAGTAACGCCATGTCGCTAACGTATACCACATTTGTATCTTCCTTAGCGAACGAAATGGCAATTTCGTTGACGGACCCCAATTTTGTGTTGATGTTGCCAAACTTCATCGACTACACGGAATTGCGCATCCAGCGCGATCTTGATCTTCTAAACACTGTTACGTCTGACGCTACAACCGTTTTGACCAGCGGTTCCCGCACGTACACTGCGCCGACAGCGTTTGTTGTTATCCAACAGTTAAACGTTATAACGCCCGTATCCGCGACCGTCTCTACTGGCACAAAGAACGCGTTGACCCCCGTCACAAAAGAATTCCTCGATACGATGTACGGTAACGCAACCATACAGGCGTTGCCACAGTATTTTGCAATGGTGGACAATTGGACCATGTCATTGGGGCCAGTGCCTGATCAGGCTTACCCCGTAGAGGTTGTCGGCACCCAACGCGCTATACCGCTGTCTGCCTCTAACGCGTCAAACTATCTGTCCACGTATCTTCCGGACTTGTATTTGGCGGCTGCAATGGTTTCCGCTTCCGGCTGGATGCGTAACTACGGTTCCCAAGCGGACACTCCGCAAATGGCGCAGTCGTGGGAAAACCAGTACGAGACGCTCCTTAAATCCGCAACCGTTGAAGAATTCCGTAAGAAGTTCCAATCCGCCGCTTGGTCTTCTATGTCGCCCACGGTTATCGCAACTCCTACGAGGTAACAAATGGGGTTTAGCGAAATCAAAATTAAGCCGGGCGTCAACGTTGAGTTTACACCAACGCTGAACACTGCTGCCATTTCGTCTAGCAATCTAATCAGATTCCGGTATGGACTTCCGGAGAAGCTAGGTGGCTGGACAAAATACTTCGCGGGCCAAATGCCTTCGACTGTCCGGTGTTTAAATTCGTGGGAAGATTTGAATACCAACCTGTATTTGGGCATTGGTATGACGAGCAATCTTGCGTACCTGACAAACGGAAACTATCAAGAAATTACACCGCAAACGCAAACAGCGAGCGTGGCGGTCAATCTTGATACGACATCCGGGTCAAATGTTGTCACGATTCATGATACGGGCCGTAATGCTAGTATCTACGACACGGTCTATGTTCAAACCCCAATTTCTATTGGCGGCATTATCATAAAAGGCTTGTATCAAGTATACGCATCCGGCGGTGCCAATGCGTATCAAATCCTTGCGGCATCCAATGCAACATCCACCGTCACGACGGGTGGGGCTGTTCCGCTTTTTAACACCACCAACGCATCCCCTGTTGTCACCGTCACACTTGCAAACCACGGGTTCCAAGTAGGCGACCGCGCAACGTTTCTTGTTTCAACAACTGTTGGTGGGGCAACAATCTACGGGGAGTATTCCGTTCAGACCGTCCCTACCACAAGCACGTTTACCATCAACTTGTTTAACCAAGCGTCATCAACCACTTCCGGTTATATGAATGGCGGGAATGCGCGTTACCTGTATTACATTGGGCAGGGTCCGGCCCTCCCCGGCGTTGGGTACGGCATTCAAGGCTATGGGGCTGGCGGGTATGGCACGGGGAACCCTCCTGTAACCCACACAGGAACGCCTATAACCCAATTGGATTGGTCGCTGGACAACTGGGGCCAAAACCTTATTGCCTGCCCTCTCAACGGCCCTATTTACAATTGGTCCCCCGAAAGCGGGTTGTTGAACGCAACGATCATTCCTACTGCACCCCCCGTAAACACGGGGATGTTTATCGCGATGCCGCAGCGGCAAATTATTGCGTATGGTTCGACATTCACGGGCGTCCAAGACCCGTTGCTCATTCGCTGGTGTGACGTGTCTGATTACACCGTTTGGAATGCCACTTCGCAAAACCAAGCGGGTTCATATCGCATTCCAACAGGCTCCCGCATCGTTGGGGCTATGCAGGCACCGCAGCAGGGGCTTATTTGGACTGACTTGGACGTGTGGTCCATGCAGTACATCCAACCGCCATTGGTGTACGGGTTTACAAAAATTTCGTCTGGTTGCGGGTTGATTGCTCAAAAGGCGGTCGCATCGTTGGGTCCAAACGTATTTTGGATGTCGCAAAAACAGTTCTTTATGATGTCCAGCAACGGGATCACGGCTATCCAGTGTACCGTATGGGATGCATTGTACCAAAACCTTGATTTGAACTATGTGTACAAGATTCGGGCTGCCGCCAATGCGCAGTTCAACGAAATCGCTTGGTACTACCCATCATTGTCCGGCGGCGGTGAAATTGACTCATACGTCAAATACAACACACAAGATCAGGTTTGGGATTATGGTTCGCTTGCCCGTACGGCATGGGTAGACCAGTCGGTTCTTGGCCCCCCTATCGGGTCTGGGTCTGATCGTTATCTGTACCAGCACGAGACATCGCCCGATGCTGCTGGCGTGGCCATGAATTCTACGTTTACGACTGGTTACGCATCCCTTTCACAAGGGGAAGATTTTACGTTTATTGATTACATTATCCCCGATATGAAGTGGGGGTATTTTAACCAAACGCAAACGGCAAGCATCCAGATTACGCTGTACGTAACAAATTACCCCGGGGACGCCCCAACCGTTTACGGGCCGTATACCGTTACGCAGGCATCTGAATATATTAACACCCGATTCCGTGGGCGACAGGTCGCTATTAAAGTCCAATCTAGCGATCTGGGGTCTTGGTGGAGGCTTGGTAATATTCGGTACAGATACGCAGTTGATGGGAGGCGTTAATGGCAAACCTTGATGACATTTTTGCAACTGCCAAAAACATTGTTACTGCGTTTAATAGTTTTACGCAGTCTAACATTCAATTGAGCGGTAATAGCAACACAACCAATACGTTGCTTGGCGGGACAACTACTGTTGTTAAGAACGGTGGCGGTCGCGTTGTAACGTTAAGCGTTATAGCCCCGGGTTCAACAACTGGGTCGATATACGACACAAACGCCACAAATTTGGTGGCGTCAACCAACATACAGGCGGTTATACCCAACTCGACGGGCCTTTATCCAACCAATATGGTGTTTACGAAAGGTATTGTCGTAACGACTGGGACTGGTCAAACAGTGTCAATAACGTATTCGTAAGTGTCTTGGGCAATTACAAAACCTGTAGTATAAAGAAAACATGTAAACCGGAGTTTGAGTGATGGCGGATGATACAAATTACCTGATGCGGCTGCAAGATTTTTTGACGCATGTATTGCAGTCAAATAGTCCGTCCAAATCTCCTATGCAGCCCCAGCCAAGCGGGAAACAACAGACCTCCAACACATTTGGTGCTGGGGAAGAACCTATTGTTGATCCATATGTGTCTGTTGCATCCAAAATGCCTCCAGTTAGCACCGTGTCGTCAACGCAGCCTCAAAGACTTTCTGCCCTGCAAAACGAAGTTGATCATATTCGCCAAATGCCAACGGGCCCAATTAATCGCAATGCCCCGACTACAACGGGCCGAGTATCCGCTCCCGCCCAAACCCAGCCGCAAACTCCTCAAAGCCCAAACATGTATTACATGGATCGTGGTGACGGCAGTCCAATGGTCAATTTGGGCCGCTCGTTGCCAAATGGCATGTCGGTTGGGCAGCAGCAGGGTGGCGGTTACATTTCCGCTGTTCCAATTTCGCAACCAACAACTGGCATGCAGAAGTTTTTCCAAGCGGATTATTCTGGGCAAAATCCTGTTGCGAAACCACAAGCCAATGTTCCAATGCCTCCGCAGCGTCCCGCTAACTTGGGCCAGCCAACGCCGCAGATGCGAACAGAAGCCCCGAAAAATATGGATTACGGTGACCGCACTCCGCCTCTCGCCAGACAGCAGCAGGCTCCGGCCCCTATTGAAGATAAGGGTTTCCGCGATGCGGCCTTGGCGAGAAACCAAGAATTTTCCAATATGGGTTTGAGCGGCGATAAAGCGGGCGGCAGAATCAATCACGCCCACAAAATTGCCAAAGAAAAGGCAACCCCATGCCATAGCGGGATTATCAACATGGCTGTCGGCGGTCGCACCGACCATATTCCAATGAACGTGCTAGAAGGTTCGTATGTCCTTCCCGCTGACATTGTTTCGGGCTTGGGTGAAGGCAATACGCTAGCTGGCTCGAAAATTTTGGATAACATGTTCCATTCTTCCCCATACGCAACCAAAACACCGGATTTCAAAGCCAACCCCAAGTTCCCATCCCCCGCTCCAATGGTCAACCAGCCCAAAGCCCAAGCAATGGGCGGTCGTTCTATGAGCCCCAAAAGTAAACCCGTTCCAATTATTGCGGCTGGCGGTGAATACGTTGTTCATCCGGGAACCGTTACACAACTTGGAAAAGGTGATATGAATGCGGGACACGAGTATCTTGACAACTTCGTCAAGTATGTTCGTGCGCATACTGCCAAAACGTTGCAAAACCTTCCCGGTCCTCGGAAAGACTAAAGGAGTCAATCTTAATGGAATACGACGTTCAGCTAGCCCAGCCACACATGGCGGAAGAAATAACTGACGTTTTGCTTGAGGGTCGCGATGAGGGGTTCGTATTCCCCCCTGATCGGGAGATTGTGCTTGAGTTTGTAAAAAGCATTATGAACAAAAACGGCGGGTTGCTTGGCGTTATTGTCGGTGACAGCGGGATAGAGGGCGTCATTGGCGTCAAACTGGATAAATTTTGGTTTGCGGATCAATGGTATCTTGTTGACCTGTTCACGTTTGTTCATCCGGAATTTCGGCGGTCAACACGTGCGAAGTGCTTGCTTGCATTTGCCAAGAAATGCGCAAAAGAAATGAATTTGCCGCTTCTCATGGGCATCATGTCCAATATCCGTACGGAAGCGAAGTCTCGGTTGTACGAGCGTCAGTTCGACCGTGCCGGGAACTACTTTGTTTACAATAAAGAAAGCGTTGGAGTTGTGTAATGGGTGGCGGCAGCGGTTCACAGACATCTACATCGACGTATAGTCCACCGCCCGAAGTAGCGGCAGCGTATAAACAGCTATTGAGCAATTCTCAACCGTTGTTTACGGCTCCATACCAGCCGTACACCGCTGGTAAAGCCGAAACTGCGCAAAGCACGGTTCCGCTTACTGTTGCCCCACAGACCCCCAACCAAGTGGCGGCTGGACAGAATATCGCGTCTCTAGCGGGCTATTACCAGCCCTACGCTAACGCAGCTACCGACCTCATTCAACAGGGTTCGCAACCTATCCAGTTGCAGCAGTTTAATAACCAATCTGTTGGACAGTATTTGTCCCCATTCATGCAGAATGTTATGGGTTCGACTGTCGCGAACATTAACGAGACCAACGCGCAACAGCAGCAACAGGTGTTGGGTAACGCTATAGCCAAAGGCGCGTATGGTGGAGACCGTTCCGGCATTGCGCAGTCTGAATTGGCTCGTCAACAGAACCTCGCGAACAATGCGACTCTCGCGAACATTGCGAACACGGGGTATAATTCCGCGTTGGGTCAGTTTAACCAAATGAACCAGCAGGGTTTGCAAGCTCAATTGGCTAGTGGGCAGTTGGCGCAGTCTGGCGCGTCTGCGTTGGGCAATTTGGGCACTATGGGTCAGAATGCTGCCTTGCAGCAGGCACAGGCTCAATATGGCGTTGGGGGCGGTCAGCAACAGCAGAGGCAGGCGGAACTGTCTACCGCTTACCAGAATTATTTGAACCAGATTGCGTATCCTTACCAACAGGCGCAGTTCGAGGGTGGCCTTATATCCGGCGTTGCATCGGGCATGGGCGGCACAAATTCATCTACGGCTACTCCAGCGCAGCCCGGTGGCTTAAACCAAGTCATTGGCGGGCTTGGTGCGCTTGGATCGTTGGGGAGCTTGTTTGGTGGTGGGAGCGGTGCTGCTGGTGGCATGGGCGGCATAATGAGCGGGATTGGCACTGGTATTGGCAGCGCGATGGGTGGGATCGGGGAGGGATTAGGCGCAGTTATGTCTGCCATTCCTTTTATCTCCGATGAGCGGGCAAAAGAAAATATTCATCCGGTAGGTAAAACTTTCGACGGGCAGAATATTTACAAATTTAACTACAAGGGCGACCGCGCTACTCAGATTGGTTTGATGGCGCAAGAGGTCGAGCATCATCACCCTGCCGCGGTTGGCGAATGGCACGGTTTGAAAACCGTTAACTATGATGCGGCAACAAAAGGCGCGGAACACCGTGGGCACTTTGCTGATGGCGGGGATGTGCGGCAACAGGGGTTGCTGGGCGTTAGTCCAATTGCTGGCATGACTGCAACTTCGTATTTGCCTACGAGTCCAATGGCAATGGCAAATCCCAAAATGCCGCAGACTCCTGCGCCAGCGGGTAAGAATCCCAATGATATTTCAAAAGATCAATTGTCGGATGCCGTAAAAGGTATTCGTACTCTGATGGGTAAGCCTGACCCGACTTCCAAACCCGACGCT